GTCTGGTCTACCCGAGACCCTCTTCCTCGGAGCAGTCGAGCGTATCGACTTGAGCTCTGCCTCAACGAGGCAGCTCTCAAACGACACGAACTGCTCCAAGGACACGTGACAACCCGCCGAAGGATCACCAGGCGGATCGCGCAAGCCCCAAGAGGCAACAGCGCGAACCGCCCGCCAGTGATCAGCCGGCCTGTCGACACGAACGAGGGGTCTCGGGTAGAGGCCCATCTCTCTAAATGGTTTCTTGCTGAGCAGCTGTTCGCCGATCTGCGCATCGGGGCCCCTGGAAACAAGGGCGCCGAGGCGTCGGCGAAGAGACAACCCCACAGCGAGACCGCGCCCGAGGTAGCCGAGACCGCCAATCGACACCGGAAGGTGAAGACGCGCGTCTCGAGCTACGAACGGGAAGCGTGCTCGCACAATCCTCTCCAATCTACGCCAGTACTCCGGATCTCCACTGCAGGGCAGTGGGGATCGAAGAGAAACCGGCGGGACGGAGGGAGTGTGCTCAGCAACCATTCTGTCGTCGCTCATGGTTGGGTGAACAAAGACTTCACACGCAGTCCAGCAGGAACTGGACCTGAATGTTTTCGTCTTGTTCAAAGACGCACCAATGGACGCGACGCGTTTGGAATAGGAAGCGAGATCAGCACCGGCGTTACCGCCTGCACTGACCTTCCTACTCGCTCCAACCGCGTCGTCGCCATGGGTAAGACGTCTATCGAACACAGCTGTGGACCAGCTGTTTGCCCAACACAGAACGACGAACGAGAGAGGTGTGCCCATCGGGCTCCCCCGCGCAAACGCAACTTCCCGCCCCAGTGTCGGAAAGCTCCAAGTAGCGTTTGCCTCCAGTCCGAGCGATCTCAGAGCCATGGGCACATCCGCAGGACGGATGAGCCCACGACTCGAGAGAGCTTCGATGATTACCTTGACTACATCGTGCGAGAGCCCGTCGGTAGCCTTGGACAAGTCCAAGGAATAGAAGACGTCTCGCCCAGTGTAGCGACAGAGACCCTTTGGAGGCGTGGATTGGTGCTCCGAACGCCAGTGGTCCGCAGGCAGACCACCACGGCGCATCGAAGCACGAATCCAACTCCCTTCTACATAGGTAAGCGCGTCCGGAACACCGACGACGCGAACCTTGTAGCCGGGAGTCCGAAGTGCTACTGCTTTCATGGAGAAGTCTTTCGACGACTCCCTG